CGGCTGCCCCCGTTCCACAGGGTGACCGCCATCTGCCGGACCTCGCTGGAGAATTCATCCTCCGCCCCGGCCGCGTCCTCCAGCCGCCCCCAGTCCTCGACCAGGGGAAGATAGGTCTTGCCGCCCAGGGTGATCTCCTGGTCGGAGACATACACATTACCCGCGACCGGAAACTGAAAGACCATGAGCTGCCGCGGCTTGCGGCTGGCCGCGTTTTTGGCCAGGGTGAAGGCGGTGGTCAGGTCCGAGCGCATCAGATCACCTCCAGCAGCAGCTCCCCGGCAAACCGCTGGTGGGCGGTCTCCTGGAAGTCCAGCGGATTGGTCAGCATGCGCACGGTCATCGATACCCCGTCCTCATCATAGTAGGTGAAACTGTTCAGCGCCCCGGCGGCCATGGTGTCGTACCAGGTGCACAGGGCGTCATAGTCCGCCTGCGGCAGGTTGCGGAAGATCAGCCGCCGAGTCCTGATGTCGATGCCCAGCTCCTCGATCTGCAGCGAGCCGCCGGCCGTCCGGTCCGTGACCTGAAGCTTCTCGTGGGGCTTGGACACCGGGAAGCGGATGCCGCGGGAAAACTGCAACTGATTGCCGCCCAGGACGAACTTCGGCGCCGCCATTAGACACGCCCTCCGCGCCGTTTTGTCTCCTCAGCAATGGCCACCACGTCCGAGCGGCTCACCTGCTGATGGACATTGATGATGGTGCTGCTGGTGTAACTGTCGCCGCCGCTATTACCGGCGACCAGGGTGCTTTCTCCCCCGCCGGCCGCCGGCGTAGCATCGCCGGCCCCGGCCCCGGCCGATACCTCTTTCAGGGCGTTGAACCGCGCGATTAACTGGTCCAGGCCCTGCATGACCGCTGTCCCGTCAAATGTCGCATACAGGCCGATCTGCGTGCCGTCCAGCTCGTCAGCCTTGACGCCCACGGCGTCCAGTTGTTCGGCCATTGCCTCCTGCGCGGCGCTGAAGGAATCAACCAGGGTCGCGGTCTGGGCCTGCATGTTGTCGATATAGACGCCGGCCATCTCCTCGCCCTTGCCCCAGGCTTCCTCGCTCAACTTGCTCAGCTCGTCGAACAGCCATTCCTCCACGGCCAGGACATCGCCCCCGGCCTGCTGCCATTTGGCCGCCTTCTCCACCAGCTTGCTCGCCTCCTTCTGGAAATACTGATCCGCCCCCAGCCCCACCTCCCGGTACATCTCCTCGGTGGCTCGGGCCTGCTCCCCGGCCTGCTTCTTGGCCTCGCCCGCGATCTTCTTCTGCTGGTCGGACAACTTCCGTTCCGCCTCGGCCTGGGCCTCGATGGCCGCCCTGGTGGCATCTATCGCCTGGAGATGCGCGGCCTGCGCTTGGGTCGCCGCTTCCTGGCTGGCGACCATGTCCTTGAAGTTTTGCGCCGCCTTTTCGGCAAAATCAATGCCTGCGTCCCGCGCCCCCTCGGCGGCGTATCGCCACCGATTCGCCGCGCCGCTGGTCAGGTGCAGCTTGTCGGTGATCTCGGCGATGAACTGCCCGGCCCGGGAAGCGCCCTGGACAATGGTCATCAGCCCGGACTCGACCGTGTACATCACTCCCAGCAGTCCTTGGAACGCCCGGATCAGACCGTCGCCGATCAGCACCCGCAGGTTGGCGATGGTGGCCGTAAGCCGCTGCATCCGATCGGCTTCGGTGTCCGCCTGGTCGCCCAGCCTGGCCATCAGGTCCCGGCCGCCCTCCAGGGTGGCGTTCAAAAAAGCCTGCTTGCGCTCGGCGTCGGTGAGCTGCTCCGCTGTTTTTCCCAGTTGCGCGGCGTAGGTCTCGTTGGCCTTGCCCACGTCAACGATGATCCCCAGGTTATCCAGGATCATTTTGGACTGCCGCCCGACCGCAAGCGAAATGTCCTCGAACGCCTTGGACACATCCTGGCCGGTCATCTTGGCCGTGGCCCGGGCCACCTCCATCAGCTCCACAACCGTATCCGGGTCGATGCCCATCATCATGGACGTGCCCGCATTGCGGATCAGGTCCATGGTGGCGATGGTCTCGCCGGACGCTTCTTTCAGTGCGGCGATGATGGTCTTGGAATTGGTGCCGTAGCTCTGGGCCAGGTTCTCGAAGGCGACCCGTTCCTGCCGCGCCTTGGCCGCCAGTCCGGCCGCGTCCCAGGCTCCCTTCAGGGCCGCCGCCGCGGCAATGATCTCGACCCAGGCCCCCTTGACCGAGGCCCAGCCGGACCGAATCCGCTCGGTGACGCCACGGCTCTTCTCCTCGACCTGGTCCAGTTCCCGGTTGAATCCGTCCTTGAACTCGCGGACCCGCAGGGTGCCCTGGTCGTCGACGTAGATCTCAATCCCGACCCTGCTGTTGCTTGAGGGCGTCGGCATGATGCTCCTTTACCTGGCGATGGACGGCCAGCACCAGCCGCCGGTACCTGGTCCGCTGGTGAACCGGGATATCAAGGTTGTCCAGCCCTTCCTCCAGCCAGGCCTTGTCCAGGTCCCCCCAGGGGCAGGCCAGATCATAGAGCGCCAGGGCCTGACGGGTCTCCCGGTCCCAGCTTCGGACCGGGCAGGGTCCGCAGTCCGGCTCGATGCCGTCGGTTCGCTGGTTCTCGCCGCACTGCCGGCAGTTGACGGCCGGGTAGTCGAGCCAGAACCGGACGGCGTCGAGGACTTTTTTTTTGCGTCCTCCTCGCGCTCGGCGTTGAACCGTTCCACGTCCACGCACACCCGGTTGATCCAGGCGCTGAAGGCCGGGGAATGCTGCATCAGCAGCAGCTTGGCCGCCTCGTCGCAGCCGATCTCACCCTTGAGAGAGCGCCATTTTTTCGGCTCGGCCAGCAGCACCAGCCGCCGCAGATCCGCGATGGTCAGCCCCCGCCAGTCAACAATCACCCAGGCGCAAAACAGCAGCAAATACTGCTCCTGGTCGACCACCACCCTCCGGGCCATGTGCGCCGTGTCCCAGTCGATCTTCTGGGCTTTCTCGATAAACTCCTCCCGCCGGTTGCCCAGGGGCCGGACCAGCACCTGAAAGGTCTGCGAGCCCGGGTAGGCGATCCACACCGGCGGCTGCTCCAGCCTGGTGTCGATCAGATCGGCAAGATGCATTACGGGCTGTTCCATCTGTTGTCCCCTGAATTACGCCAGCGGATTCGTGGTCCGCTTGTTGATCACGTCGATCTGGAACGGCGTGGTGTGGCTCATGCCCGTCGGAGCGGACACCGCTGCCAGGAGATCCAGGTCCACGGAAAACGGTATCTTGCCCGCACCGCTGACGGCCGCCGCCGGGTTGTTGACCTTGACGTGCGGACAGGAGATCTTGAACGTGTAGTAATAGGTGTCCTCAATCAGCGGCCCGGTGAAGGTGATGTCCATCTTCTTGGATGTGAAGGCGTCCCAGTCGTCGAAGAAAGCGTCGTTGGCCTCGTTGTAGCGCGGGAATTTGAGCGAGCACTTGCACATCGGGAAACCGTTGTCGATGGGCTCGTCAATGCCGTCCTGGCCGGCCACCGATTCGGAGTCCATGGGCCGGGAAAAGGAAAACTCGAACTCCGTCGGATAGACAACGTCCCCGGAACCCAGGGCCGCTCCGCTCTGGTCATTGATCCGGAACACGGTGTTGCTGTTCATGATGATCCGGTGCAGGGCGTCGGGGTAGGTGACATTGGCCATGGTTGCCGGGGTATTGGTGACACTGGCCCGGTTGAGAATGTCGCCGATGACGTCCGGGGAAATCTTGACCGGCTTGTTCATCTGTCCCGACAGCTTGAAGCCGTGCAGCTTGACGCTCGGGAACTCCCATACCTTGTCCGAGAGCTTGAGCTGGGCCAGGGTGGCGAACTTACCGAGGATGCTTGATGCCAGGCCGTAGGTGTTGGCGTAGGCCGCCGTCGCACCCTGCTGGGCCGGTGTCCCGGCCGTCCCCATGATCAGGGCCAGGGCCACGTCAAACCCCTCATAGCGCATGTACGCCTCCAGGCTGCCGGTGATCTCCTTGACACCCTCGTCGGCCTGGTGAATCCACTCCTGGCCGGCGCTGTCATCCAACTCGCTGCCGACCGAGACCTTGATGTTATCGGAGAGGATCAGCACCCCGTCGCCGGCGCCGCAGGCCACCGGCGTGTGCCAGACCGAAGCTTTCTTCAGGCCGATGATCAGCTCCCGGCCGGTGATCTCTTTTGCCATGGTTTACTCCTTTTCGCTGCCGGCGGTCCCGGCCTTGCTTTCTTTTCCGGCGCCGGCGCTTCTTCGCAGCAGCCCGGCCTTGATGTACAGGCCGGCTCGATCGGCCGGCAGTTCAAAAACCTTGTCCTTGACCAGTTTGCCGAGCTTCGGATGATAGGTCTCCGGCATCGGTCCCGGGAAATAGACTTTCATGGTTACCTCCATCGGTAGAAGCGCATGGTCACCGTCAGGGTCTGCAGGGTGCGGCGCTCGTCGAACATGACCGCCGATTCGCCGACGCTCACCGGCTCGGCCAGGTCCACCAGACCGGAGAAGGTATCGTCCAGGGCGGCGATGATGTCCCTGGCCATATCCAACAGACCCGGCTCCCCGGCCGAGTCATCGCCCATGATGGCCGCCTCCGGCTTGTGCAGCTTGACATAGCAGCCCAGTTGCACGGTCAGAACATCATCCCGCTGGTCGCCGGCTTCCACCGTGTAGTCGGTGCCGCCGTCCTTGACGCCCACGGCCGGGTAGCCGCCCGAGGCCCGGATCATCCCCAGGTCCTCGGTGATGTAGACGTCCAGGTCCCGGACATACTCCAGGCTGTCCTGCAGCTTGGTCTTGATGGCGGCCAGCAGCGCTTTCACGGCCTTTAAAACCCCTTTAAACTGTCCTGGCTGAAGACCGCCTCCCCGGCCGAGACCGTCGGCTTGTCCGCGGTCCCGGTGCCGGCCGGATCGTTCGCCCCGAGCGATATCTTGCCCTCGGCCACCGAACGCAGGAAGCGGACGGCATTGTCGTACCGCTCCTTGCGGCTCTCCGGCGGCCCGTCGCCGAGCGCGTACAGGTTGTACACCGCGATATCCGCCGCCAGCTTGGTGAGGATCGCCGGCACCGTGACCAGGGGCAGGGCGTACCTGCCCCCCAGGTAGCCGTCGATCTCCACCCCGGCCGACTCGATGGCCGCGGTCACCACCGATTCGACCACCGCCCCGGTGTCCTCCTCATCGGTGAGGCCGATCAACTCGGCCTCACGTACCTGCTTGCGGATATCGTCAATGGTGCAGTAGCTCATTCCTCATCCCCGGTCTTGACCGCCGCTTCGTACAACCTGGCCAGTTCCGCTTTCTTTGCGCCCTTGGGGATCTCTGCCCCGAGCTTCTCCAGGGCCTCGGTCAGCTCGGCCACGGTCATCTCCCCGGCCTGGCTGCCTGCCGGCGCCGGCGTCAGGGTTCCTCTTTCCAGCAGGCCCTTGGCCTGCGTTTCCGTCATTTCCACCGTTGCCCCGGCATCATAGCGGGTGCCGTCATGCAGCAGCGGACTGTGAACTGTAAATCTCGGCATGTTGTCCTCCTTGCTTCAGGGGACGGATTCCGCCCCCTGTCTGTTTCCTGTCTCCTGTCCCCTGACTACGCCACCGCGTCAACGATCATGTAGCCCAGGTCGGCGGCGGTGATCAGTTCCTTGACCGACTCGCCGGCCCGCACCCGCTCGCCGCCGCGCATGCCGATGTCCTTGTCCGGAATCGACCCGGCGATCCGGCCGCCGAACTGCGCGGTCAGACCGAAGGTGGCGCCGCTGCCGGTATGGGCGGTCTTGTCGCGCCGGAGCAGGGCGATGTGCTTGCCCCAGGTCCTGGCCAGGGTGGCGGCCTGTCCCTTGCGGGCGGTGTTGACCCACGCCTCGCCGACCAGGACATCCTCCAGCTCGAACAGGTCGGCGATGGCCCGGCGCTGGACAATGCCCGAGTCGCCGGAGTTGCCGTGCACGGCCTTGACGATTTCCGGATGGCGGCACAGCACGGAGAAAGCCGGCCGGCCGATGATCATGATGGTCGGCCGCATGACCAGCGTGTCCAGACCAGTCATGATGACCCCAATCGGATCGGAGTTGACAAAGTCGCTGAACTGGCTGGTGCCGGACAGGGTGATTTTGTTCCCGGCCCCATACTTGTTGGCGTCGAACACCATGCCCGCGACCCGGACTTCCCGGTCAAGCTCGATCAGGTTCATGATGCCCTCGACCGCCCGGCCCCGCGGATCATAGTTGGGCGGCGCGTTGTCCAAGTCGGCCTGGGGGATCGGATCATCAAGGGCGAAATCCTCCGTCGAGCTGGTCTTCTCGATGGCGCTGAATTCCACCTCGTTGGGCCTGGACTTGCGGCCGACCCTGGTATCCGGCACGGTGAACCCTTCGGCCAGGGTGTGCTCCAGGTACTTGAATTCCTGCTTGCCCACGGGCACGCGGGGCAGGACCTCGTCGGCGATGAGCCGGGTATTGCGGTAGGCGATGGCGATCGCCGTCAGTTCCGGTTGAATGGGAAATGGTGCATGCTTGGGCATTGTCTCTACTCCTCAGTTGAGTTTTCAGATTCGCTTGGCGTTTGCTGGTGGTGCCCTCTTCAGCTCTTCAAACTATGCGCCCTGGATCTGGCCGGGGCAGAGCTGCACGTCGATGATGTCGCCGGCCACCCCGGAGACCCGCGCGATGCCGATCACCCGGTTGTTGACCCCGGCGGCCGGCGCGGCGGCTACCCCCTTGCCGTTGGCGTCGCTGGTGATCAGCCCACCCCTGGTGACGTTGCCGCCGAGTTCGACCTCGGCCACCCCCATGGTGATGATGTCCACCCGGTCTCCGGCCGCAGCCGCTCCCAGGGAGTCGCTGATCCCGAACATAGCGTCCCCGACCGCCGCAGCCTGGATGACCTCGCCGTCGGCGGCGCCCGGCTTGGCAATGCGATAAGGGCTGATGGCCGCGCCGGCCTTAAAATTTTCCGTCAGTATCGTCTTCGGCATGATGTATTCCTCCTGTTGAACCCTTGCGGATCTCCGTTATTTACCGGTGACGTGGGCCACGGCCTGGCTGACCGACACGGTCCGGCCGGCCCTGGCCTCACTTTCCTGGAACTCCCTCGCCCGGCGGGCGATATCCTCGGCATCGTCATTGTCCGGCAGATTGTCCTTGTCCCTGGTCGCCACCTCCTGGAACAGGCCGGACTTGTCCAGCCCCTCCAGGAAGTTCATGAACCAGGTCAAAGGCGTTGCCGTTTTGCCTTCGGCGAATTCGATTTCGGTTCCGCCGTCGAGCTGCTCCATGAACTCCCGGACCCCGGCATCGAGCAGGGCCGGCGGCAGCTTGCCCGGACCCTCCTTGGGGAAGTTGCGGGCAATGAACTCGTCGATGCCGCGCTTGCGCTCCTTCTCGGCAAATTCCCGCTCGACTTCCTTCCTGGCGTCTTCCTTCGCCTTGGCGGCGGCAGCCTCCTCTCTGGCCTTCACATCCGCCTCTGAGAATTGTTTTTCTTCAGGCATTTCGACCTCCGTCTTCTTGTTTTCACTGTAGACCGCCGAGGCCACTTCCTCCGGGCGGCTTGCTTCCTGTTTCATATCGTCCACGTCCCAGTCCGGTATGATCCGGTCCGCAACTTCAATCCCGTCCTTTTCGATGAGCCATTCCCGCAGCCGGGCGAACATCCTGCCGATCCGCCCCAGGTTGTG